TGTGGGATGGAAAGATACGTCTGTTTAGTCCTGCTTCTGGTGAAATATATTATGGGTTATTGTACTATGTAAAAGAATTTTGTTCAAGAAACAAGATTGAATATATAGTAGAAGAAGGAGTAGAAAATGAGCGGGATGTTGTTCATCAAGTTGTTAGAGATTTCATCAGATCACTTCGACCCAAATCCAAAGGGAAGTCGCTCAAAGTGCGTGACTACCAGATTAACGCAGTACATCATGCCTTGTCCCGAAATCGTGCTTTACTTGTTAGTCCTACTGCTTCTGGTAAGTCGTTAATAATATATTCTCTTGTTCGTTATTATCAAATGGCAGGGGAGAAAATATTAATTCTTGTTCCCACTACATCTTTGGTGGAACAAATGTACTCTGATTTTGAAGACTATGGGTGGAGCTCTGGTACATATTGTCAAAAGATATATCAGGGCCATGATCGTAAAGTAACCAAGGACGTTGTGATATCGACTTGGCAATCTATCTATAAAATGCCTAGAAAATATTTTGAAGATTTTGGTTGTGTAATTGGTGATGAAGCTCACTTGTTTAAAGCAAAATCTCTCACTGGTATTATGACAAAATTACATCAATGTAAATATCGATTTGGTTTAACTGGTACGTTGGATGGAACACAAACACACAGACTTGTTTTAGAAGGATTGTTTGGCCCGGCGGAAAAAGTAGTATCGACTAAAGAACTTATTGATAAAAAAACACTTGCAAATTTAAAAATAAAGTGTATAATATTAAAACATAGTAACATAAGGGAAAGGATGACTTATGCTGAAGAACTTCAATATATTGTCGGAAATGAAAAAAGAAATAAGTTTATTAGTGACCTGTTACTACACCTTAATGGTAACACTTTGTGTCTATTCCAACTTGTAGAAAAACACGGTAAAGTATTATATGATTCTGTAAATGAAGCTGCAAAAGATAGAAAAGTCTTTTTTGTTTATGGTGGTGTGGATAGCTTAGAGAGAGAAAGAATAAGAGGTATTGTTGAAGATGAAAAGGATGCCATTATCATTGCATCGTATGGCACTTTTAGTACTGGTATTAATATTCGCAACATTAATAACATCGTGTTTGCCTCGCCCTCAAAATCTAAAATTAGAGTCTTGCAGTCTGTCGGAAGAGGCTTGCGTAGGTCTGAAAGCAAAATGGATGTTCGATTGTTTGATTTGTCCGATGATTTCAAACAAGGGTCAAGACAAAACTACACTCTCTCCCACTTCACAGAACGACTAAATATTTACAATGAAGAACAATTTAACTACGAAATTAGCAAGGTAAAATTAAAATGAATACTGATTACAAAATTATCAAACTAGTAAATGGCGAAAACATTGTTTGTGTTGTCGATCAATCTTCTTTTGATGATGGTTATGAAATTAGCTTTCCTTTACAGATAAAGACTTACCCTGTTATGACTAAAAAAGGCCCAGTTGAACAATGCAACTTGTCAAGGTGGGTGCAACCGTTCACTGAGGAATCATTTTTTCATATAAAACCTTCTGACATTATTTTAATTGCAGAAGCTTCCCCCGGCATTGCCGCTTATTATGAACAGGTATTAAGACTTATTAATAAGTGGGATGATGAAGATATGCAAAAATTTGAAAACGATATGAACGAACCTGATTCAAAAGAAATGCATTTTGAATTTGAAGAAGAAATTGCTGCTGAAGAAGAGATGGAAGACGCAGAACTATATGAACATAGATTAAGTAAAGCAATTCATTAACCCATAACATAGTTAAGATAATCCATTTTTAAAGTAAAGTCAAGTCCCTTTTGTCCCTTGACAAATTTATAATTATGAGGTATAGTGAACTCTGTAATTTTAGGAGAACCAAATGGCCAAGGCGAAAGGTAAACATTATGTCGATAATAAAAAGTTTTTATCGGCAATGATTGAATGGAAAGAAAAGTGTGAAATAGCAGAACAAAATGATAAACAGATACCACCTGTAACTAATTACATTGGGGAATGTTTTTTAAAGATTGCAACACACCTTTCCTATAGACCAAATTTTATAAATTATACATATCGTGATGATATGATATCTGATGGCATCGAAAATTGTTTACAGTATGTTCGTAATTTCAATCCAGAGAAATCTAATAATCCATTTGCATATTTTACGCAAATTATATATTATGCATTTTTGCGAAGGATTGCAAAGGAGAAAAAACAAAGCCACGTTAAAAATAAATCAATTGAGAAAAATGCTTATGAGTCATATGTTACCATGCCCGGCGATGATACTGTTTATAATGTGTCAGGGTTTGATGCAAATCTCCTATTGCCTGATGAGGATGTATATAAACCCAAGAAGAAAATTACACCCAAGTCTAAAGGATTAGATAATTTTATGGATAAAGATTTAGATAAAGTTGCTAAAAGGGGCGAAGAGCGTTGAAGATTGCGATAGTAACCGATACCCATTTTGGTGCCAGAAATGATAATCAAAATTTCAATGAATATTTCTATAAATTTTATGAGAACATTTTTTTCCCTACGTTGAAAGAACGTGGAATTAAAACCTGTGTTCACATGGGAGATGTTGTTGATCGGCGCAAATTTATTTCATATAGAATTGCTAATGATTTTCGTAAGCGTTTTATCAGTAAATTTCAACAGGATAAAATCAACTTACATATTATCATAGGCAACCATGACACTTATTATAAGAATACTAATGAAGTAAATTCTATGGAAGAACTTGTTGGGCAGGACAGGTTTAAGATTTATACAAATCCAGAAGTAGTAGAGTTTGATGACGTTCCGATTCAGTTTATCCCTTGGATTAACTCTGGTAACTATGATGAATCTATGGCAGCATTATCACGTTCTCCGGCTGAGATTGCTATGGGTCATCTAGAGATTGATGGTTTTGAAATGCATAAGGGTGGCCACAGACACGAAGGTTCCTATAATACAGAGATGTTTAACAGATTTGATATTGTGATGAGTGGTCATTTTCACCACAAGTCAGATAATGGTCATGTCTACTACCTTGGCACACCATATGAGATTTACTGGAATGACTGGCAAGACCCCAAGGGTTTTCATATCTTTGACACAGAAACAAGAGAACTAGAACGTATTGTAAATCCATATACTTTGTTTGAAAAGATTTACTATGATGACATAAGTATTGATTATAGTAAACATGACTTTGGCAAGTATAAAGAAAAGTATGTAAAGTTAGTTGTTGTCAATAAAAAAGACTTTTATGGTTTTGACCAGTTTGTTGATAAGTTGTTGAAAGCAGATGCACACGAAGTAAAAATTATAGAGGACTTCTCTGATCTAGATGCTGAAAATGTATCTGATGATATTGTAGAGAATACCGAAGATACGATGACGTTACTAAGTAAGTATATCGATGAATTAGATGTTGATTTAGAAAAGGATAGACTGAAAAATAAAATGCGAGAGCTGTATACAGAGGCACAGGATTTAGAACTTTGATAATTTTTAAGCATGTGAGGTGGAAAAACTTTCTTTCTACTGGTAATAATTTTACAGATATACAATTAGATAGAAATCCAACGACACTTATTGTAGGAGAGAACGGTGCAGGCAAGTCAACTATTCTGGATGCTTTATGCTTTGGTCTATTCGGTAAGCCATTTCGTTCCATTAACAAACCTCTTCTCGTAAATTCTGTAAATAATGCTAACTGTGTAGTTGAGGTTGAATTTGAAATTGGATCAAAGCAAATCAAAGTGGTGCGTGGCATTAAACCAAATGTCTTTGAAATATATCTTAACGGAAAGATGTATAACCAAGATGCAAATGTAAGAGACTATCAAAAGTATCTGGAACAGCAAATACTAAGACTCAACTATCGAAGCTTTACTCAGGTTGTCATTCTTGGGTCATCCACGTTCATTCCCTTTATGCAATTGAAGGCTCGACACCGTAGAGAGGTTGTCGAAGAGATACTTGATATTCAGATATTCTCTATTATGAATTTGTTGTTAAAACAAAAACTAAAAGATATTTTTAATGATTTAAGGGAGCTTGATTATGAAATAGATTTAGTTGAAGAAAAAATATCACTTCAACAAAAATATATTTCTGAAATGAAAGAAAATAAAAAGAAACTTCTTATTGAGAAAAGTGTTTTAGTCAACGGTAATGAAGAAGAAATATTTAAGCGACAAGCAGAAATCGATTTACTCAATAAAGAAAATGATGAGTTAATTGCAAGCATAGATGATAAAACTTCTCTGGATAATAAGTTATCCAAACTAAATGATATAAAATCTACACTCTTGGAAAAACACAGAACACACAGTAGACTAATTGGTTTCTTTGAAAAGAATCAAGATTGTCCTACCTGTCAACAACATATTGATGAAAACTTTAAAGATGATATGATAACTAGCAAACAAAAAGAAGTTGATAAGTTAACTTCTGGAATTGATGAGTTAGGAGAAGAGCTTAATAAAACAAATGTTCGATTTAAAGAGATTGCTAATATATCGAAAAAGATTAGAGACAATGAAGTACATGTCGCAAAAGATAAAAGCAGTGTAGATCAGTTAAAAAAATTCAATACGACTCTACAAAAAGAGATAGAAGAATTGAGTAGTGGTGAGGTGCATAAAAGTGATTATGAAAAACTGAAAAAACTAAAAACATCATTGACAGGTACATCGAGCCAAAAATCAAAATTAAAAGAGGAACAGATATATTCCGAAGCAGTGAGAAGTATGCTAATGGACACAGGTATCAAGACCAAGATCATCAAGCAGTATCTTCCTATCATGAATAAGTTGATAAATACATATTTAACCTCTATGGAGTTTTACGTCAACTTCACTCTTGATGAAAACTTCAATGAAACAATTAAGTCACGTTATCGTGATGAATTTACATATGCATCATTTAGTGAAGGTGAAAAGATGCGAATTGACCTTGCACTACTCTTTACATGGAGAGCAGTTGCAAAGATGAAAAATAGTACTAATACTAATTTGCTTATTCTGGATGAAATATTCGATAGCTCTTTGGATGGTACAGGTACAGATGAATTTCTAAAGATTCTTAATACCTTGGGTGATGAAAATGTGTTTGTGATTAGTCATAAACAGGACGCACTTGCAGATAAGTTTATGAGCACAATTAGGTTTGAGAAGATAAAAAACTTTAGTCATTTATCTAATTCATATAGTTATATGAAGTAGTGGAAAATTGATATGCCTAATAAGATTAAAATTAAGATAAAAGACGATTATATCAAGACTGAAAAATTTGTCAAAAAAATGCTAACGGAAAATAAAGAACACTTTTCTTTAGTTATTGATGAGATGAAAATATTTGATAATTATCCTCACATGCAAATGACGAATTCAAGTTCAGATGGTGATTGTCATTATTTGCAACTTTTATGTTTGGAAGCACAACCAAAGAAAATATTAGAGATTGGTACTTGGTGTGGTAAGTCTGCGTACTATCTAGCCGTTGCAAGTAATTATTTTCAACGAAATTTAGATTTACCTATCACTGATTTTTGTCAAGTACATACCGTAGATGATAACGATAGATTTGTTACCATAGAAGAATACGGAAAGATTACGAAAAGTATTATTCCATATCCAAATATACATAGTTTAGATTTTTGGAAGGTTAATACTGAGAATAATTTTGATTTTGTTTTTGTTGATGCGTACATAAATGATAAAGATTGCAAAAATATATTTGAATTAACTTCAGACAATTTCTGGTTTGCTACTCATGATTACTATAATCATGATCTTGAAAGGTGTAAGGGATTTATAGCTATATGGAATATGCTCTTATATGCAAAGAGACTTGAAAAACAAGGCACTGCTAAGTATAAACACACACTCTATACACCAAATAGAGATTTTATTAAAACTGGATTTGAAATACCAGATGAGTTAGATTTTGGATATGGCAATTTAAATACATGCATTGCTGCGATTAAGTTTGAGAAAGTATCGGATGGAGATTAAGCACCATAGACTTTTTCCAACACTGGTTTCAGAGTTTACAGATTTTGAACATCATGAAGAAATGAAAGAAGTGTTTTGGAAAAATCATGAGCGGCATGCATTTAAAGATGATCCATATATAGCTGCTCCACCAGAACATTTTGGAATGATTTTATCTCATGCAGATGAAGAATTGGGTCCACTATTTGATAATGTTGTTGCTTGTGCAAAGGGTTATGTTAATGAATTGGGAGCAGATCATGATTCATATTTCTATTCCATTGTAAAAAGTTTTGTATCTACAAATGATCTTCATACAAATAATGGGCCACATAGACATGGTGACGCTCATATATCTTTTATCTATTATATTAATGTTCCCAAATATATAAATCAAAAATTATGTATGCATGATACCACTCGACACAGGTATGAGCCCTTTGAAGGGTTTTCAATGACACAAAAAACAGAAGAACAACCTTGGACAGATGTAAATTGTACTCTTTGGTCTTTTGATGCGAAAGAGGGAACTACAATTATTTTTCCAAGCAATCTTACACACTCTACTGCATTTTGTGATTATCGTGATGAAGACATTACTCAGGTATTTGACAAGAACATTAACGATCTATCTGAACTAAAACAGATGAGAGTATCGATGTCAGGTGATATAATTCTCACATCAAAACAACCAAATAAAAATGCTCTTGGATTGCAGCCAACGACTTTTTGGAGACATTATGGGTAAACGATCTGATTTTGAACGTAAACCTAGAGATTTCTATCCTACACCATTAGAAGCAGTGGAGCCATTAATTCCACACTTGAATGGGCAGTTTACATTCACAGAGCCTTGTGCTGGTAATGGTGTGTTGGTTGATCATCTGGAATCAAATGGCGGACACTGCACATGGGCAAGTGACATAGAACCACAAAAAGATGAAATTATCTCTATGGATTATTCTGAACTTAGTGATAAACATACGTTTTCCAATTACATAATTACTAATCCGCCATGGGATAGAACCATTCTGCATCCTATGATTGAACATTTTTCTAATTTAATTCCAACTTGGCTGTTGTTCGATGCAGATTGGATGCACACAAAACAAAGTAGACCATATCTATCATATCTACATAAGGTTGTGAGCGTAGGCAGAATTAAGTGGTTTGGTAATATGACAGGTAAGGATAATTGTGCTTGGTATCTTTTTGATGCACAAACACCACCAATTATGGGTACATTTTTTTATGGAAGAATATAATGGCAATATACAAATTAGTTGAAAACACAAGCCCTGCTCTTACTATACCTATTGAGAAGTGTAGTGATGATTTAGACAGGAAAGAGCTGAAAGACAATCTTATCGAAACCATGAAGGATTATCAGGGTATTGGATTATCTGCAAATCAATGTGGTGTGATGGAACGTGCCTTTGTTATGTACTCTGATATAAACAAGAGAGAAATCATATCATGTTTCAATCCCAAGATCATACGATACAGTGAGGACACAACTCTGATGGATGAGGGTTGTCTTACCTATCCCGGCCTATGGTTAAAGGTTCGCCGTCCTATACACATATCGTGTTCGTTTGAAGATGAGAACGGAGAAGTATCAGAAGTTGAAATGTATGGCCTCGAATCAAGGATATTCCAACATGAATACGATCACATGGAAGGAACGAACTTTACAAAGCAAGTAAGTAAACTCAAGCTGCA